CGACCTGCGCGGCACGCAGATCACATCTTTGCCGGACAACCTTACGGTCGGCGGCTGGCTCGACCTGAGCGGCACGCAGATCACATCTTTGCCGGACAACCTTACGGTCGGCGGCTGGCTCTACCTGCGCGGCACGCAGATCACATCTTTGCCGGACAACCTTACGGTCGGCGGCAGTCTCAACCTGAGCGGCACGCAGATCACATCTTTGCCGGACAACCTTACGGTCGGCGGCTGGCTCGACCTGAGCGGCACGCAGATCACATCATCGGAAAGGCGTAAAGTCAAGTCATTGCAAGATGGTGATTATGTTGCCGGACGGTATTTGTATTGTGACGGCATTCTCACACATGTTTCCAAAAAGCGCAAGATTGGCGAATACACCTTGTATGTTGGAAAGATCAAGAATCGTAACGTAGTAAGCGACGGAAAGATTTATGCGCACTGCGAAACGCTCCGCGACGGAATTGCGGATATTGCATTCAAAAAAGCGGCTGAGCGTGGTGCGGGTCAGTATAAGGACATTTCGCTTGACGCGAAAATCCCGCTTGAGGATGCGAAAACCATGTATCGCATTATCACGGGCGCGTGCAGAGCTGGTACAGAGCAGTTCGCGCAGAGCCTTGGAGACAAATTGCAGGAGGCCTACACCGTGCGCGAGATGATCGAGGTGACAAAAGGCCAGTATAACGCTACAAAATTTGCAGAGTTTTTCGGGGAGGGCTGACATGGAAGACGTTGAGATCATCACTGAGCGGAATCACCGCCGCGTAAGAGAGCGGGAGTTTGGGATGCGCTATGCTGAGCTTGCGAAGCTGCGCGAGCGGCGCGAGAGGGTACGCCGGCAGGGGCTGACGTGCTGCTGGGTCGGCGGGGCGTTTTTGTCTGGGATGGCACTGGTGCTGCTGGCGTTCGGGGCGCAGCTCCCGGCGCTGATCTTCGGCACGGTGGCGGCGGTCGTGGCGGTGGCCGGGAGCGCACTGTATGAGTGATGAGAAGATCACGGTGGCGTTCCGGCCGGAGCAGCTGGAGGCGGTGATCGAGGCGGTCGTGCGGGCGGCGGAGCAGGACGCAGAGGACATTGAGATCCTTGCCAGCATGGCGCATCCGGACCGCGAGATCATCGCGGGGCTTGCTGAGAGCCGGAAGCGGCTGAGCACGCTCGCGGCGTGGCTGCAGCATGTGATGGAGGAGGCGGAGATGTGAGCCGCAAGTATGAGCCGGCGATGCGGCCGGTGCCGCCGCCATGCGGGCAGCACTGCCCGGGCAGGACGGCAGGGTGCAGCGTGATGTGCTGCACGTGGACGCTCTATGAGTCCATCCGGGAGCATATCTACGATGCGAACCATCAAGGGAAGGCGGCGCTGGAAATGAACCGGAAGGCAAACAAACAGATGAACGATGCGGTCAAGGGGCAAAGGAGGCCGAGGCTTTATGCGGCAAAATAGCTATCCCGGAGAGAGCGGGCAGCGCAGGAATCGGATCGTGGAGCAGGACGGATACACGGGAAGGAACTACTTTTCTGTGGTGTACGGGGCGCAGACCGTGACGGTGCATGCGGCGGACACGATCGCGGCCTTGTTCGTGGCCGCGAAGCATTGGGGGTACAAGTTTTCACACCCGGAGTACCACCAGAACGCGAAGGCATACAAGCTGCACAGCAAGCCGGATTTTTTCGGATGAAAAAAGCCCTCGACCGGAAGGAACCGGACGAGGGCGCGGCCATAAGGCGGCCGCCAAAAGCTTTACAAGGAGAGTATATCATGGGAAATCGATATTTGCAAGAGGTAACGGAGATCGTGCGCAAACAGCAGGGCAAGCGCGGGCCTGTTTGGATGTGCGGAGGAGATCACTGGGAATGGCGCGGCTTGCCGGAAGCGCCGGAGGGAAACGTATGAACAAAGAATTGATGTTTTCAAGCACGACGGATTTATGGGAAACACCGCAGCCATTTTTTGACGACCTAGACCATCTATACCATTTTACGCTCGACGCATGCGCGCTTCCGGAAAATGCAAAGTGCAAAGAATACTATACGCCAGAGCAAGATGGACTTTTGCAGAATTGGAAAGGAACTGTATGGTGCAATCCTCCGTATGGTAGGGAAATTGGAAAGTGGGTAGAAAAGGCGTATATTTCGGCTAAAAGTGGAGATGCACTCGTCGTTATGCTTTTGCCGGCAAGAACGGATACAAAATGGTTTCACGATTATTGTTACAACAATAATTATGCAACAGTAAGGTTTGTTAAAGGAAGGCTGAAATTTGGTAGATGCAAGAACGGAGCACCGTTCCCGAGCATGGTTGTGGTTTTTCAACGATGACAAGGAGAGTATAACATGGGAAACAGATATTTGCAAGAGGTGACGGGGATCATCCGCAAGCAGCAGGGAAAGCGCGGGCCGGTCTGGATGTGCGGAGAGCAGCTGATTGAGATGATCGCGGCAGACGAGGACGCGACAAAGCTCGTGCTGGACGATCTGACGCACGGCGGGATGAGCCTTGAGAAGTGCGAGAAGAAAATCCACGAGTTTGCACGCGGGCACGGCGGATGCTGCACGGGGGCGGAGGGTGAGAAGATCATCCGCGAATACTTCGGGCTGAGGAACCGCGGCGCGACAAAAGAGGTACAAGCGTTTGTTAGCAGGTGGCTGCGCACGTCCGGGAGCTTTGCGCAGGCGGAAAGAAACGAAAGGAGACAGCGGTATGAGCGATTTGGCAGTGACGCCGGAACGGCTCGGAGTGGAAATCCGGGAGCTGACACGGCAGGCAAAGGCAATGACGGTGTACTACGCCGTGGAGATCGGGAGGCGGCTGACCGCAGCAAAGAGCATGGTCGCACATGGCGGCTGGGCAGACTGGATCCGTGAGAACACGGAGTTCTCGCAGACGACGGCAACCAGAATGATGCGCATTTTTGACGAGTACGGCGCGGCTCAGATCGGCATTTTCGGGGCTGAACCAAATTCGTCAACGTTGCAAAATTTGAGCATTTCCAATGCTTTGCGGCTTCTTGCGGTGCCGGAGGATGAGCGGGAGGAGTTCGCCGAGGCAATCGACGCGGAGAATCTTTCCGCGCGCGAGCTTGATAAGGCGATCCGCGAAAGGGACGCGGCGGTTGCAGACCGGGACAACGCAAGGCGTGAGGCAAACGTGTATTCGCTTCGCACAAAAAAAGCAGAGGAGGAGCTTCAGGAAGCAATGGAGCGGGCTCAGACGCTGGAGGACGATCTGAAGGCGGCGCGAAACGACCGGCGCCAGATCGCGGACGAGCTTGAGGCGCTCCGGAAGCGGCCAGTCGAGGTGGCCGTGCAGCGCGACGAGAAAGCCATCCGCGAGGCTGCGGCCAAGGCAAAGGCCGAAGCGGACGCAAGCTGGGAAAAGAAAAAGAGGGAGCTCGACAAGCAGGCGGAGACAACACAGCAGGAGCTTGTACGCACGCGGAAGGAAACGGAGATTCTGAAGGAGCAGCTTGCAGAGGCGAAGAAGAAGGCGGAGGCAGCGACCGGGACGGGCGAGAAGCGGCAGATTTTGGACGAGATCGAGGCACTGAAACGGAAGCTCGCGATGGCAGATACGGCGGTAACGGCGGCACGGCTGTACTTCGAACAGTGGCAGGCAGCCTTCAACCAGATGAAACAGGCCATTTCCAACATCAAGGATGAGGATAAGGCCGGAAAGCTCTGCGCGGCAATCAAAGCGCAGCTCGGCGCGTGGGGGAAAAAGATGTGGCTGACGGATGACCGTATGCCAACGCCGGCAAGCCCAGAACCACTCAGGTGGCGCACAGACCGCGATTTCCCGGATGGGCCGGTACTGCTCCTTATCTCCGAAAATGGCTCCATACTATATGAGACCGATGACGTGCGTGGTGGAAAGCTCGGTTGGTTTGAGGAGCCGGATGATGGGGAAATCCTGCGCTGGAAGCCGCTACCGGAAGATCCGGAGGGAGGAGAAAAGGCATGAAAGCAGTTTTAATCAGCATCCGCCCGAAGTGGTGCGAGAAGATCATAAGCGGAGAGAAAACGATTGAGGAGCGCAAGACGCGACCGAAACTAAATCCGCCACTTAAGTGCTATATCTACAAATGCGGAAACGGCAAAATCATCGGGGAGTTTCTGTGCGATCAGATCATCAACATTAACGGCGCGGAAAGGATCCCGTCGGATGTTGCGCGGCCAACCTGCCTAGAACCTGCGGAGCTGCACCAGTATCTCGGAGCTGCCACCGGCTTCGGCTGGCACATATCCAACCTCAAGATTTACGATACGCCGCGCGAATTGGACGACTTCAGGCGGGCATGCAAAAATGACTGGTGGTGTGAGAGCTGCGCTATGTACAGTGAGTATAACGGGACCTGCGGAAATGGTAGTTTGCAGATTCGACGCCCGCCGCAGAGCTGGTGCTATGTGGAGGGAGACACATGAGCTACAATATTTCGTTCAAGGTCAAAGTCGAAGGAGTTGATGCCTACGTCCCAGTTGGTACGTGCGACGCAAATATAACGTGGAACGTCCGGAAAATTATAGAGGAGTCGACGGGGCTGGAATGGAAGAACTGCCAGAACAACGGGCTTTGCGTGGACGTAGTTCCAAAAATCGAGGCTGGCTTGAGAAAGTTGGAGCAGAGCCCCGACAAATTCAAAGAATACGAAGCATCGAACGGATGGGGAACGGTAAAAGGGACAGCACAATTTTTCCGGAACATTCTTAACGATTGGAATGATTTCCAGCGATGGTATGAAGAGCTTGTTCCGGTTGCGACGTTTTGGGTTGAATAGGAGGGGGTTATGGAAAGACTGACGTTTGAGGGTAACTTCTGCGACATCTCACAGTGCCGCAATGTTCCGGGCGGAAGCTTCTGCGAGGATGGCGCGTGCAGCCAGAAGAAAGTGTGGGAGCGTCTCAAGCAGTTTGAGGACGCCGTTGAAACACCAGAAAAATTTTACAAGATGTACGGCGAGTTTTGCCTTTTGGAGTCTGCGCTTAAAAACTACGGCAGCCACGACCGCATGAAAGAGCTTGCCGAGGCCGACAAGGACGGGCGCGTGGTGGTGCTGCCGTGCAGGCAGGGCGCTACAGAATGAGCGGGCTGCGGTTTGAGAGCATGGCGGACATGCCGCCGAGGATGCGGGAGCTTTACGCGAGGCAGGCGCGCGACCTCTCAGGCGCTGCGGCGCCAGCTCCCCTTGCGAAGGGGAGCCAAGGGAAAACGAAATACGGAAGCCAGAAGGCAGAACGCGGTACAATCCGCTTTGACAGCCAGAAGGAGGCGCGGCGCTACGACGAGCTGATGGTGATGCTCCGCGCGGAGATCATTACAGATCTGCGGCTGCAGCCACAGTTTACGCTCCAGGAAAGCTATCTCACGGAGCGAGGAGAACGCATCCGCGCGATCCGCTACACGGCGGACTTTTCGTACCGGTTCGGCGGGAAGCTGGTGATGGAGGATGTCAAGAGCGGGCCGACGCGGACGAAGGAGTATCTGCGCAACCGGAAGATGATGCGATCCAAGTACGGGATCGATATACAGGAGGTGTGAGGCTTGGTGGGAACAAAGGATCCGTGCACGCTGCCGAAGGACATGCGCTGCTGTGCAGGTGGAATCGGAAACACTTACGTGTGCCACGGATGCGGGTGGATGGCAGCAGAGCAGGAGCGGCGGCACGCGCTGCCGCTGGTGGAGGACGAGGACGGCCTGCGGCGCAGGCACGTTGGAAACGGCAATCAGCCGGAAGATAAAGAAAATTGATGGACTTATGGCCTGCCGCTTTGCCATGAGACGGCAGGAAAGGAAACCGGCTTTGCATCCTGCGCACGGTCGTCTGCAAAAGGCCGTGCGCAGGACATCATAAAAAAAGGAGCGGTGAGAATGACATTCCAGCGAAAAACGGTTGAACGATTTTTGACGCCGACGGCGGTGAGAATCCGCATCACAAAGCCGGTGGAGCTGCTGCCGGAGCTTCGGCCGACGGTCGGGGCGGTATATGATGCGGAGCGGTGGCCGTCGTACACGTCGCCGGTCGGCGGCTATGTGATCGTGGTCGGCGGGAAGCGGATAAACATACGCAGAAACGAATGTATTGAGGTATAGGAGGTAAAAGGCATGGCGCAAATCATGGAACTGTTTTCGGCGGAGCTGGCCGATTTTGTGAAGGCATACGAAAAGGAGTATTGGCGGGTGGATTTTCACGGGGAGAAATATCCGCCCCGGATCGTGATGGAGCGCGTGGAGCCGCCGCTTTTCGCGCAGGGAGAGGATGAGACGCCGGGCGGGCGCGGCCTGATCCAGATCATCGGGCGGCCGGAGATGCAGGTGGTGACGAGTGGGAAACTGCAAATCGGGAAGAAAGATCTGACAAAGATGGTAAACAGTGCGGGGAATCTTTTGGGGCTGTTTCTGCACGGGTTTATGCAGGAATGCGATGAGCTGAAAGAAGGCGCTGCGCGCTGAACGCATGGCAGGAGGTATCCTGCCATGCTTTGAGCGACACAGAGAAACGTGGAGGGCTTGAGATGGTAAGACGGCATAAGCGCAGAATTTTTTCCGGGCACGTATGCGAGCAGATCGTTTACAGCGTGGCGGCAGGTGCGGAGCTGAAGACCAGCCGGCCAAGAAAGCCGCGCTTTGCGAACAAGGCAGAGCGCGCGGAATTCAATCGCAAGAACTCGGAGCGGAAGTTTGCGGCGCTCGTGAACGCAAACTTCGGGCCGACAAGCCTGTACTCCACGCTGACGCTGGCGGATGAATATGAGGTACATAGTGCGCAGGAGATGCGCAAAATCCGTGACAAGTACTACAGGAGGCTCAGCTACAGTTTTCCGGAGGCAAAGATCGTGATGGTCTACGGGCGCGGAAAATCGACGAGCCGATTTCACCTGCACATGATCACGGACGGCATTCCGGTCTCTGAGCTCGCGCGGCTCTGGGGCCTTGGCAGCGTGGCAGAGTCAAAGGCGCTGCGGAAGCACAACTATTATATGGATAAAAACGGAAACAAGGTGGACCACGGGCAGGACTACACGGCGCTGGCGAACTACCTGCACGGGCACTGGCGAGAGGAGTTTGGCGGACACCGCTGGAAGGCAAGCCGCAACTGCGTGAAGCCGGAGGCAGAGCCGGCGACGGAGGCTGTCCGGGACTACAGCACGGAGCGGCCGCCGGTCGCGCCGCGCGGCTATGTTCTGGTGGAGGCGCGCGCGACACAGTACGGCTTCCTATATTTCAAATATGTATTGGATCCAAAAAGAGAACAAAAAGAGCGGAGTGGGGGCCGCTTACATTACGCCTTGTAAATGTGTAGCGTTTTAGGACGAAGGGAGAGGGAGGCGAAAGAAGTACTTGCAAAGTGGGGAAAAGAGTGGTAATCTGGTAATGGAAGGTGATCGCGTGGTCTGCCCGGTATGCGGCAGACGCACGGCGATCAGGCTGCTGGAGTCGACGAGGCTCCGGGACTTCCCGCTGTTCTGCAAGAATTGCAGGCAGGTAACGATCGTGAATACTGAGCCAGAGCCTAAGAGCCAGAGCCGATGATCTGTCCGCTGTTGCGGAGGTCGTCGGCTGCTTGTGCATCCGAGGAAAAACTGGATATGCCAAAAGCCGGATCTCCGCGAAAGCGGGGGTCCGGCTTTTTTGTTGTTTGATCCAGAGGCTGTGCCGGGCGCGAGCCCGAACGGCATAGGCCGTGTTTTACCTCCTACTGGGCGCGGAGACTGGGGACCTCCGCGTCTGGCAGAGCCTCTGGAAGAAAGGGGGGCGAGGTGCCTGAACGAGAAGACTTACAAGAGCGAGCGGGAGCTTCGCTCGGCGGTAGACCGCTATTTTGCGGCGATCTGCTACAGGGAACCGGTGACAAGGATGGTGCCGGTGCTGGAGGATCGGGAGTTCATCAAAAACGGGGAACGGATCGTGATGCAGTGTCCAGCGCTCGACAAATACGGACACACGCAGATGGCCGTAGAAACGGTGATGCGCGGCAAAAAGCCGCTGATGCGTGAGGTATGGACGCGGCCGCCGTGCCTGCCGGAGCTGCTGGCGGCGCTGGGCGTAGACGAAAAGAGATGGGCGCAGATGTGCGCATCGGAGGAGCTTGGCAAAGCGTGCGCGCGCGCAGGGGCGCGAATCGAGATCTACAACATTCAGCGGCTCGACAGCTCGAACGCGAACGGCGCGAAGTTCCACCTGGAACGGCGCTTCGGCTGGGACGAGGCGAAGGACGGCGGAACGGATGTTGCGTTTGAGCTGCCGGAGGGCGTGGCCGGATGGGAAAAGTAACGATCGATCTCACGCGCATCTCCGACAAGCAGCGTCGGTTTATGGAGGCGCAGGCGCGGTATGTGGCATACGGCGGCGCGCGCGGCGGCGGCAAGAGCTGGGCCGTGCGGACGAAGGGCAAACTGCTGGCGCTGAGATGGCCGGGGATCAAGATCCTGATCGTCCGGCGGACATACCCCGAGCTGCTGAACAACCACATTGAGCAGCTCTGCGCGGAGCTGGCGGGGCTGGCGAAATATTCGCAGGTGCGGAAAACGCTGACCTTCCGGAACGGCTCGACGATTCGGTTTGGCTACTGCGCAACGGACAGGGACATTTTGCAATATCAGGGCGCGGAGTACGACGTGGTATTTATCGACGAGGCCGCGCAGCTCAAGAAGGAATGGCTCGACGCCATTGACACAACGGTGCGCGGCACGAACGGATTCCCGAAGCGCACCTACTACACGCTCAATCCGGGAGGTCAGAGCCACGGATACTTCAAGAGGCTATTCATCGATCGTCTGTTCGAGACGGACGAGAAGCCGGAGAACTACACGTTCATCCAGGCGCTTGTCACCGACAACAAGGCACTCATGGAGGCGCAGCCGGAGTATTTGCAGACGCTGCAAAAGCTGCCGGGAAAGCTGCGGCAGGCATGGCTTGAGGGCAGATGGGATATCTACGAGGGGCAGTTCTTCGAGGATTTCATCAACAACCCGGACGGATACCGGACGCGGCAGAACACGCACGTGATCGAGCCGTTCACGCCGGATCCGGGCTGGACGATCTGCCGGAGCTACGACTTCGGCTACGGAAAACCGTTCTCCTGCGCGTGGTGGGCCGTCGATTACGACGGCGTGATCTATCGCATACTGGAGCTTTACGGCTGCACGGATGAGCCGAACACGGGAATCAAGTGGTCGCCGGACGAGCAGTTTGCAAGGATCGCACAGATGGAGCGAGAGCACCCGTGGCTCGCGGGAAAGCAGATCCGCGGCGTCGCGGACCCGTCGATCTGGGACGCCTCGCGCGGTGAGAGCGTGGCGCAGACGGCGGCGAGATACCGCGTTTACTTCACGCCCGGCGACAACAAGCGCATACCGGGCTGGATGCAGTGCCACTACCGGCTCCAGTTCGACGAAAACGGATACCCGCGCATGTATGTATTCAGCACCTGCAAGGCGTTCATTCGGACGATCCCGCTGCTGGTGTACGATGCGCACAAGCCGGAGGACCTGGACACGGCGATGGAGGATCATTGCCTCGCAGGCGATACGCTGGTACTCACGGAGCACGGATACCGGCCGCTGGAAAGTCTCGTTGGGACTACGGGGCGCGTGATGTCGTCGGACGGACGGCTTCACAGGTACGGAGATGTGCGAAGAACGCGCAAAAATGCGGAAATCTTAGAGATCGAGCTGGAGGACGGGACGAAAATTCAATGCACCGATGACCACAGATTTATGCTTCCAAGCGGCGAGTGGATACGCGCCGAGGATCTGTCGGCAGGGATGGAGGTAAAAACATATGGAAGTTCAGAGAATCAGCACGACGGCGCAAAGGTTTGACGGTGTGACGTATTACCTATGCGGCGAATATTTTCAGCGCAAGGGGCGCCGGCTCCACAGGGCTGTGTGGGAGCATCACAACGGGAAGATACCGAACGGCTATCACGTTCACCACAAGGACGGAGACCGGAACAACAACGACATTTCAAATCTTGAGCTGCTGGAAGGGCACGAACATTTGAGCGGGCACATGAGCACGCCGGAAAGGCGCGCAGAAAGCGCCGCCTGCATCGGAGCGGCCAGAGAAGCCGCCCGCGTGTGGCATGGCTCAGATGCAGGCCGGGACTTTCATTCGAAACTGGGGCTTGAAAATTGGGAGAAGCGGAAGGTGCAAACATATGCTTGCAGCTTCTGCGGGAAAGCATTTCAGACAAAGTTTGTTTACCCGAAAGACTCGAATCATTTCTGCGGGCCGAACTGCAAGGCGGCATTCCGACGGAGGAGGCTTCGCAATGAAGGTAAAAGCGATTAGGCGCGCAGGATGCGCGGACGTTTACAACATGGAGGTGGAGGAGACGCACGACTTTGTGATACAGGGCGGCGTGATTTCCCACAACTGCGCGGATGAGTGGAGGTATTTCTGCATGTCGCGGCCGATCAAGCCGATGATCGCGGCACCGGCCAAGCCGCAGTGGATCGATCCGCTGAACATGATGGGAGGATGAGATATGCGATACCCGGAGCTTACCGCGCCGGCGCAGAGCGAGATGGTGACGGACGCCTTCGCGGGCTACAACCACAACCTGCGCATTGGGGACGGGGAGTTTTACGAGATGGAAAATCTCACATCCAGCCACTATCCCCTGCTGTCGCAGCGCGAGCGTCGGGCGACCGTGATGAGCCTTGCAGGCGTGCAGGGGCTGCTTGCAAAGGATGCGCTGGCGTGGGTCAAGGACGGAATCCTGTACTACAACGGCCTATCCATGGAGCCAGCCATGTACGGTGTAACGCTGACGGCGGGAGAAAAGCAGATGGTTTCGATGGGCGCGTATATCTGCGTGTTCCCGGACGGGTGGTATTTCAACACTGAGGACGACACGGACAACGGCTTTATGGGCCGCGAGAACGCGGTGAACTGCCAGCAGACAGCACTGACGATCAAGGTGTGCACGGTGGACGGACAGATAATCACGATCTCGCACCGGCAGCAGGCAATGCCGGAGAATCCGGCGAACGATGCGTACTGGCTCGACACAGGCAAGCACGAGCTCAAGCAGTGGAGTGCGGTGCAGAGCCAGTGGGTGAGCATCCCGACGGTGTACGTAAAGCTGGAGGCAAACGGCATCGGAAAGGGCTTTAAGAAGGCGGACGGCGTGCAGGTGAGCGGGCTCCAAGGGCCGGAGCAGGTGAAGAAGCTGAACGGCTCGCACGTTTTGCAGGATGTCGGAGACAACCACATTGTGATCATTGGGATCGTCGACGAGGACGCGAGCCAGAGCACCGGCACGGTGAAGGCCGCGCGGCGCGTGCCGAAGATGGACTACGTCACGGAGAGCGGGAACCGGCTCTGGGGCTGCCGGTACGGCGTGTCGGACGGAAAGACGGTAAACGAGCTTTACTGCTGCAAGCTGGGCGATTTTAAGAACTGGGAGTGCTATCAGGGCGTGGCGACGGATTCCTGGCGCGCAAGCTGCGGCTCGGACGGGCGCTTCACGGGCGCGGCCACGCTGGCAGACAGCCCGATCTTCTTCAAGGAGGACTGCTTCCACCGCGTTTATCCAAGCGCGCAGGGCGCGCACCGCGTCGTGGAGCAGAAGGCGCGCGGCGTCCAGCGCGGAAGCGAGCGAAGCCTCACGGTGATCGCGGACAGGCTCTATTACAAGGCGCGAGACGGCGTGTGCGTTTACGACGGCTCACTCCCCTATCTGATCTCCGATGCCTTCGGAACGGAGCTGTACCGCAGGGCTGCCGCAGGCGGCGTGCGCGGAAAGTATTACATCTCGATGCAAAATGCGCAGGACGGATGGGACCTTTTTGTGTATGACACGCTCAAGGGACTGTGGCACCGGGAGGATGTGCTGCATATCACGCAGTTCGCGGCGCTGGACGACGAGCTTTACATGCTGCAAGACGATGGGACGCTCATGACGGCATACGGAAGCGGCGGAACGCTTGAGGACGCCGTGGCATGGAGCGCGACGAGCGGGATCATGACCTGCGGACTGACGGGGAAAAAGTACATTTCGAGGCTGAATCTCCGGATGCAGCTGCCGGTCGGAAGCCGATGCGACTTCTGGATCGAGTACGACTCCGGCGGGCAGTGGGTACACGCCGGGCACATGGAGGGCTGGGGAATCCGGACGTTCCTGCTTCCGATCCGGCCGCAGCGATGCGACCACCTGCGGTTCCGGATGACGGGGACGGGGCCGGTAAAGCTGTTCAGCCTCAGCCGCATCCTGGAAAGCGGCAGCGACGCATAAGGAGGGGAAGATGGAAAAAGACACGGGCATGACGCACATCACGGATGTGCTCGGCGCCGACGGAGCGGGCGAGGCCATGCAGCCGGTCGGCGTGGCGCAGATCCGCACGGCGATGGAGACGCTCGAACAGTACAAGGCGAAGAAGGCCGCGCTGGAGCAGCGCGTGATCGCCTCGGAGCAGTGGTGGAAGATGCAGCACTGGCAGAGAATGGATCCGAGTGGGAATCCCTACGACCCGCAGTGGCGGTCGGCATGGCTGTTCAACGTGATCATGGGAAAGCACGCCGACGCGGTCGCGGCGTTCCCGGAGCCTGCGATCCGGCCGAGGGAGCCGGACGACCGCGCGGAGGCCGGTATGCTGACATCCATCGTGCCGGTGATCCTAGAACAGAACGACTTCGAGGAGGTGTACTCGGACTCCTGCTGGACGAAGATGAAGCAGGGCACGCTGATCTGGGGCGTTTTCTGGGATGCCGGGAAGCTGAACGGGCTGGGGGACGTCTCCGTGAAGGAAATCGACATCCTGAATCTGTTCTGGGAGCCCGGCGTGACGGACATCCAAAAGAGCCGGAATCTGTTTTACACAGAGCTGGTAGACAACGACATCATCCGTCAGCGATACCCGCAGGTCGGAGACAGCCTGAAGGGCGGAAGCAGCGTGATCGCGAAGTACAAGACGGACGATCAGGTGGACACGTCGAACAAGTCGCTCGTGGTGGACTGGTACTACAAAAAGATCGTAAACGGGAAAAGCGTGCTGCACTTCTGCAAGTTCGTGGGCGAGACGGTGCTCTCGGCGACGGAGAACGACCCGAACATGCAGGCGGGGCTTTACGACGACGGGGACTATCCCTTTGTGATCGACGCGCTGTTCCCGGTCAAGGGCTCCGTGGCGGGGTACGGATACATCGACATCGGAAAAAGCGCACAGGCGCAGATCGACCTGCTCAATCAGGCGATCATCAAAAACTCGGTGATGGCGTCCACGCCGCGCTGGTTCGTGCGGAACGACGGCAGCATCAACGAGAAGGAATACGCGGACTGGCGGAAGCCTTTTGTCCACACGGACGGAAATCTCGGGCAGGATTCCGTGCTGCCGATCACAGTCACGCCGCTTTCCGGAAACTACATAAACGTGATGCAGAACAAGATCGAGGAGCTCAAGTGGACGACCGGAAACACGGACGTGAACAACGGCTCGGTTTCCTCCGGCGTGACGGCGGCCAGCGCGATTGCCGCCTTGCAGGAGGCGTCCGGGCGGAGCTCCAAGGATGCGACACGCTCGGCGTACCGCGCATACGCGCGGCTCATCCGCATGGTGATCGAGCGCATCCGGCAGTTCTACGATCTGCCGCGCAAGTTCCGCATCCGCGGGCAGCTCGGGACGGAGGAGTACGTTACGTACTCCAACCAGAATCTCAAGCAGCAGGAGATGCTCGGGCTCGGCGGCGACGCCGTGTGGCGTAAGCCGGTTTTCGACATTGAGGTCTCGGCGCAGAAATCCTCGGAGTACACGAGGCTCAGCCAGAACGAGCTGGCGCTACAGTTCTATCAGCTCGGCTTCTTTGATCCGGCGCGGACGGATCAGGCGCTGGCGACGCTGGACATGATGGACTTCGACGGTAAGGACGAGATCAGCCAGAAGATCGCGCAGAACGGGACGCTCCAGCAGGAGCTGGCAAGCTGGCAGGAGATGGCGCTGGCGCTCGCGGAGCGGTACGACCCGGCCATGGCGGACGGGCTGGCACAGCAGATCATGGGAGCGGGCGGCGCGGCGCAGCCGGTGGCCGGAGGAAGCGCGGCAGTGGGAATGCCGAACGCAGAGGCAGAGGCGAAGAATGTGACGGACGCGCGCGAGCAGGCGCAAAAGAGCACGCAGCCGGAGTGACCGGCAAGAAAACGTATCGACCGCGCAAAGCGCGACGAGATAAATTCACGGGATCGCCCACCGACGGGCAGAAAGGAGCGCTATGCTTCACAGATTTACATTCCAGTTTTTCGCCGCCGATGACGGCGGCACGGGCAGTATTGCGGCACCCGCCCAGCCGGACATGAGCAGAGGCCAGAACGGGGCAACCGGAGCGCCGGAGGCAGGCCAGACAGCACCCGTCGCTCAGGTGCAGCAGGAAGAAAGCTTTGAGGATCTGATCAAGGGCAGGTACAAGGCTGACTACGAGCGCAGCGTGAAGGCTGCCGTCTCGGAGCGGCTCAAGGGCACCAAGCGCACGATCAGCCGCTTCTCCCCCATTCTCGATGTGCTCGGCCAGCAGTACGGCATCGACGTCTCCGACCCGGAAAAGGTGGACTACGACGCGCTGACCAGGATGCTGACGGACGACAAGCGGCTCTATGAGCAGGAGGCTCTGGAAAAGGGCATCCCGCTGGAGACATTGATGCACATGAAGCAGGTGGAGCGGCAGAACGCGGCGCTCCAGCGTGAGAACGCGATGGCGCAGGGCGAGATGCAGCGGCGGGCAGAGTTTGACCGCATCGTCGGTGAGTTTGCCGAGGTGCAGGCGCTGTACCCCGGCGCAGATCTGGCGGTGGAGCTGGCAAACCCGAGCTTCGGCAGGCTCGTCTCAAACGGCGTTCCGGCGCGCACGGCTTATGAAGTCCTGCACCAGCAGGAGATCAATGCCGCGCGGACGCGCATGGTCGCACAGGCGGCGCAGCAGCAGGCGGTGGCCGGGATTCAGGCAAACGGCATGCGCCCACAGGAGGGCGCGGCAAACGCAGGCGCCGGAGTCCCTGTACAGTTCGATCCTCGGAAGCTCACGAGGCAGCAGCGCGAGGAAATTCGCGCAAGGGTGAGACGGGGCGAAAACATCGTTTTATAAGCCCCGGGAAGGGAGCATAAATGAAACTTTTTGGCAAGGCATTTCAGGTATTTTTCGCGCCGCCGGACGCCGGCACGCTGGTCAATGCGACCGATACCTACGTAAACGCATACACGGGAGACAAGACGGCGTTCTCGGCGCCGAACGATCTCTCGTCCACGATGAAGATCTACTACGACACGGAGCTGCTGGAGAACGCGCGGCCGAATCTGATCCACGCGCAGTTCGCTCGAAAGCAGCCGCTGCCGAAGGGCCGCGGCAAGAGTGTCGAGTGGCGCAAGTGGAACACGCTGGCGGATGCGCCGGCGCTGCAGGAGGGCGTGATCCCGACAGGACAGAAGTTCGGCCAGTCGAGCATGACGAGCGCCATCGTGCAGCACGGCACCTACGTCACGGTGTCCGACCAGCTGGAGCTGCACGCGATCGACAACGTGATCCTCGGCGCGACCGAGGAGCTGGGCGCCTCGGCGGGCACCACGCAGGACAAGCTCGTCCGCGACACGCTGGCTGCGGGCAAGAACGTGCAGTACTGCGACAAGGTCAGCGCCGCAGGAGAGCACACGAAGGTGGAGAGCCGCGCGGCGATGGACAAGACCTCCCGTCTGACGCCGACGGAGGTCAACAAGGCGGTGACGACGCTCAAGAAGCAGAAGGCACCGAAGATCGACGGCAAGTACATTGCCATCATCCACCCGTCCGTGACGTTTGACATCCGCGAGAACAAGGACTGGATCGAGGCGCACAAGTACGCGGACGTGCGGCCGCTGTTTGACGGCGAGATCGGCGAGCTGCACGGCGTGCGCTTTGTCGAGACCACTGAGGCGAAGGTATGGTGCGACAGCACCTGCCCGACGAAGACCGGCGGCAACCTATGCGTGTACTCCACGCTGTTCCTCGGCAAGGACGCATTCGGCATGATCGACCCGGAGGGCGGCGGCCTTGAAATGATCATCAAGAGCAAGGAGCAGGCCGGCGGCCCGCTGAACCAGTTCTCGACGATCGGCTACAAGTTCTCGACCGCGACGAAGATCCTGTACCCGGAGCGCATGGTGCGCGTAGAAAGCACTTCGGAATATTCCGAAACCGACGAGAAGAACTAAGGAGGGGCAAGCATGGCAGAGGTAAAAGAGCCGAAGGAAGAAGTTAAGGCGCCGAAGGCAGCGGCGACGAAGACTGTGTTTTTGCAGCGTGCCTCCGAGACGGAGCAGCAGTTTGAATTTGTCTGCATCAACGGCAAGGCATATCAGGTGCCGCGCGGCAAGCCCGTGGAGGTGCCGCTGGCGGTGGCCGAGGTGCTGGAGCACGCGCAGATGCAGGAGGCAGAGCTTTTCGAGCGCGTGAGCGCGATGCAGAAGCAGTGATACGGAGGGGCGCGCAAGCGCCCCTTTTTCAGAAAAAGGAGGCAGTGAGCAATGACAATCCGAGAGGCGATTGAAGCCGTAGACCGGCTCACGCCGAATCAATATGAGAACATCGACAAGGTCCGCTGGCTGAGCGAGCTGGACGGCGTCGTTTATTTAGAAATCGAAAAAACACACGCGAGCGGGAATCCCGTATGCGAGCCGTGGGTGCGGACGCGCGACCCGTTTGACCGGGAATGGTGCGGATGCACGCAGCCGGTGCAGGATGAACAAACGTTCGCAGGGTATCCGGAGGCAGTCGATCTGGACACAGTGCTGCGCGTGCCGTGGCCGTATGACGAAATCTACCGCTGGTATCTCGAAATGAAGATCGCGGACGCAAATGGCGAGATGACGCGGTACAACAACGCGATGGCAAAGTACAACGCATACTACACGGCGTATCAGGATTTTTACAACCGCACGAACATGCCGCGCATGTTTGCACCGTACATCAGGCTCTGAGGTGGCAGCATGGGCAGTCTGACATTACAATACCCGCCGATGAGCGGCGGGGACGCCGCGCAGCAGCTCGACGGCCTGCGGCGGTATCTGATGCAGATGACCGACACGCTCAATGGGGCGGACTGGTCGGCGGGCGCGGTGCTGACGGAGATCTCGCAGGCGATCGACGCAGAAAGCCTTGCAGAGCAGGAGCGGCAGACGGAGCTTGCCGGGTACGCGGCGCTCAAGACGCTGATCATCAAGACGGCGGACTTCGCGGCTGAGAACTCCGAGGCGTTCCGGCTCAAGCTGAGCGGGAACTATGTGGCGGTCTCCGACTTCGGGAAGTACTGGCAGGAGGCCAGCATGACCGTGGACGGAAACGAGTTCGGCATCCGGCAGCTCTACGAATACGCGGCGGGCGTGAACAATGCGTTCGCCGTAAATTCAAAGCAGTATGTCAAAACGGGGCTTTTGTACTACGACGGCGTGAAGCCCGTGTACGGCGTGGGCGTCGGAAACATCGAGACGACGGTCGCGAACGAGAACGAGGTGATCGACAAGTCCCGCAACGAGCTCGTGACCGTGACGCCGGGGCGCGTGAGCTTCTGGCAGGACGGGAGCGAGGTTGCCTATTTGTCGGAGAAAAAGCTCCACTTCCCTGCCGGCACGCTGGAGGCATACAGCGCGAAACTGACAGGACAGATCACGGCGGCGGCCGGATCGAGCTTCGGGCCGTGGAGCATCTCCGAGAGCAGCATATACCGAACCGACAACACATGGGGCGGCGCGGGGCTGTATTTCGGGACGAGCGGGCTTTCCATCAAGTCCGCCTTCAAGGTGGACGCGGACGGGAAGCTGACCGCGACGGGCGCGGACATCAGCGGAACGGTCAAGGCAAACGATCTGCTGATCGGAAGTGCTGCCGGCGGCTATTCCAGCATCAAGACGCAGCTGCAGTCGCTGGTGGACGATGTGGCGGAGCTTTCGGCGCTGGCGGCGGCGGTAAGCGTAGACAAGTACGGCTCGCTCACGTCGCTCGATCTCAACATCGGAAACCGCGGGTATATCAGCATCACGGGCGCATCGACGGCATACACGGCGATGGAGCTTTTCAGCTACGGCGCGGTGCGTATCCTGGCGGACAGCGGCGCGGTGTATCTGGCGCTGAGCGACAACAGCGCATACATCCAGATCGCGGCAAGCGGCGCGATCAGCATCAAGGGGACGAGCCTGAAATTCAACGGTGCGGAAATCGGCACTGCGGGAAACGTGACGCAGACCACGAAGGAGGAAGCATGATGGTAAAAGAGGTAAAAACGCTGCGGCGGAAGGTCGCCGAGGCGCTGAATGAATCAAAGCTGCCGCCGATCGTGGCGCAGCTGGTGCTGGACAGCGTCCGGACGGAGCTGGAGCGCATCGTGCAGATGCAGGAGGCGGCGGAGGCGGCGGCGCCGCCGGAGAAGAAGGAGGCGGAGGAAGATGGCGCTTTACAGGGTAAATGAGAACGGCAAGGCCCCTGCCGGGCTTGGCGTGGGCGACGAGGTCGTGACAGCGGGCGGCACGTACCGCATTGACAGCGTCGGCCCGGACGGGCAGTACAAATCGACGCTCGTGAACCGAAATCAGACCACGCAGAGCTATCAGGGCGGCTATGCGAGCCGAAACACGCTGCCGGGATATTCGGACTACACGGCGGGCAGGCTCGGAACGCTCGAACGGGGATACTCCCCTTCCGGCGCGGTGTCGCAGGCAAAGGCGTATTTGCAGCAGGTGCAGAGCCGGAGGCCGGGGGCATATCAGTCGCGCTGGGACGCGGAGCTGGATAAGCTCTACGACCAGATCACGAACCGGAAGCCGTTCCAGTACGACCTCAATAAGGATGCGCTCTATCAGCAGTACAAGGAGCAGTACCAGAGGCTCGGCCGGCAGGCCATGGAGGACACGATGGGGCAGGCGGCGAGTCTGACGGGCGGCTACGGCTCGACCTACTCGGAGCAGGTGGGCCAGCAGGCGTACAATGCGTACCTCCAGAGCCTCAACGACATTGTGCCGGATCTCTACGACCGGGCGTATGGCCGGTATCGCGACGAGGGACAGGACCTCTACAACCGGTACGGGCTTGTCGAGGGACGCGAGAGCATGGACTACAGCAAGTACCGCGACACGGTATCGGACTACTACAGCGACCTTGTCGACGCGCGGAGCGCATACGACTCCGAGTGGAGCCGCGACTACACGCAGTACTCCGATCAGCTGAGCTATTGGGCGCAGAAGGCCGCGCGGGAGCAGGCATTCTGGCAGTCGCAGCAGGCGAAGGCCTCCGGCGGCGGAGGAGGAAGTGGCGGAAGCGGAAGCAAGGCCGGCACCGGAAACGGCAAGGGATACATCGACAACACCTACAACAGCGGCGGCGCGGGCGGCGCGGCCGCGAAGACATACGATCAGCTCAAGCGAGGGCTGAGAGAGTGGATCGCGGCAGGACAGCCGGAAAAGGCGTATGAACTGTTTGTGAGCATGGCGGGGCAGCTGAATCTCAGCGATGCGAAGGGCAGAAAACAGTACAACGAGCTTGCGGCAATACTGAACAAGGCGGGGTACGGTATCCCGCTGGAGTAAGGAGAACGAGATGGCAAAGAAACGGACAGGGCTGGATGCGCTCCGGGAATATGAGGCACGGAGCGGACGGCAGACGCAGAGCGAGGCTCAGACGGAGGGAAGCTCCGGCGGCGCGTGGCGCAGCGGCCTTGATGCGCTGCGGCAGTTCGAGGCAAACGGCGGCGGCCGGAACGTAAAGAACGGTGAGTTCAATCCGAACTACCGAACCATGACGCGGGCTATGTATGAGTCGGCGTATGAGCGATACAAGCGCGCGGCGGAAGCCCAGGAACGCTACAGCCGCGCGGCGGACGCCGTGGGCAGCAGCCAAGTCGGCGGGTATCTGATGGCGATGCAGCAGCGGGAGCCGCAGGGCCGCGCCGCGAAAACAATCGACCATGATCAGCAGAGCGGGTACCGGCGGACACGTGAGGTCAAGTCGGCACAGGTGCAGCCGACGATCGAACATGACCAGCAGAGCGGGTATCTGCGGACGCTGCGCATGAAGGGCAGCGCGGAATATCTGACACAGTCTCAGGAAGATCCGGCATGGGAGACGGTGCGGCAGGATCAGGCGCGCGGCGGGAAGCGGACGCAGTATGAGCTGCAGCGGCAGATCGAGCAGCTTGAAAGGGCGCGGGATTATGCGCTTTCGATGCAGGCGGGTGACCCGGAGGGGCTTCCGGAGCTGCGCGGGGCATACGAGGCGGTGAACGCAGGGCGCACAAAGCCGATGACGCTGACGGAGATGGACGAGGCGCTGCGGGAAATGAAGGTCAAAAAGCAGAACGCCGCGACGCTGGCGAACGAGGCCATGACCGCGCAGGAGCTTGAACGGAAAAAAGATGCGATCTATGCACTGGCCTTTTATCCGGAGGAATGGACGCCGGAGCAGAAGCAGGCGGCGAGAGGCATTCTCGAAACGCAGCGCGGCGGGAGCGGAATTTTCGGCGGCATGGACCGCGCACCATACGCCTTCGCGCCGTACATCGAGGCGGTGCGGAGCGGAGACATGGACCGCGCGGACGAGTGGGAGCAGATCTACAACATGCTCTACTCGCGCCTCTTTGAGAAAACAACGGCGGTCACCGAGGGCTTCGCGGAGGGACTTGGGCTGCGGTCGGCAGAGAAGGTCATCGGAGCGGCAACGGGCGCGGAGAATCCGGCGTGGGAGGCATACATGCGCTCGGTGCAGGTGGCAAAGGCGCAGAATCCGGCGCTGAGCGCGGCCGGACAGATCGCAGGATCGCTTGCGCTGATGGGAGGCATCAGCAAGGGCGTCGGCGCGGCAAGCGGTGCACTGATCGGAAAGAAGGCGGCACAGCTCGGGACGCTCGGCAGGACGGCGCTTTCGATGGGGCAGTCGGCGCTGACATTCGCGGCGAGAGAGGCCATTCAGGGAGCAGGCGCGGCGGCGACCGGAGAGAAGACCGGCGGCGCATACGCGCAGGACATCCTCGCAAGCGGCGCGGGCGGCGCGGCCGGTGCGCTCGTATCCGGGCTTATCTCCACGAACATGGCGGACTGGCTGCGAAAAACGGGAAACAGCAAGCCGTTCTGGGAGTTCGTGCGGCAGAGCGCGAGCGCATACGCCTTTTCCGGCACGAGCGTTGCAACAAGCGCGATGCTCGGGAGCGAGAAAAAGAGCGCGAACGAGATCGCGACGGAGCTTGGAACGGCCTTCCTGTTCTCGCTCGTCAGCGGATACATGAACACGATGCGCGAAACCAAGATGGCGAGCGCAGCCGTGGAGCAGAAGTACGAGACGATTTCGCAGCAGCTGGACGCAATCGGCAAGCACCTTGACGGCGGAAGGAAATTCAGAACGGAGGAGGAATTCACACAGGCCGTCGAGGATCTGCGCAGGACGGTGCAGGGCCTCAAGGCGGATGTGCAGGGAACATACTACGCAGGCCAGCAGGACTTCGTCAATCAGATGGTGGCGGCGCTCGACCGCATCGACTACAACCTGCTTTCGATACTCCCGGGAGCGGATGCCGGAACGGCAGCAGCTTCGGCGGCCTCGACGGCGGCAGCCGGGACAGGCGGCGTGGCTGCGGCAGAAGCACAGAAGCTGATGCAGGAGGCGTCTGCGGCGCTGGCAGAGGGAACACAGGGCGTGCCGCCCGCACCGGTACAGCCGGGGGATGCAGGCGGGAAAGGCGCGGCAGCGGCGGCACAGGCGCTCACAGAGGGCATGACGCCGGAGCAGACGCAGAAAAGGATCCAGGACGCCTTTGGAACGACGGCAGCAGAGCAGGCGGTACAGGTGCCGCCTGCACAGCCGACAATGCCCGTGCCGCCGGATGTGGCGGCGGAGGCCGAAGCTGCACAGCGGGAGGCGAACTTTCAGGCTTACAGCAGGTATGCAGAGGAGCGGGACGCGCGGGCGCGGGATGCGGAAGAAGTGTCGCAGGTGCGGGCGCAAGAATACACAGAGGCGATCAACGACGCGGAGGCGGACGCAGCGGATGCGGCTTTTGAGAAGCTGAACAAGGCGGAGGTCAGCGGCGCATTGGACGCACAGGCGCGCTGGCAGGCAGAGGATGCCCGTGCAGAGCGGCAGTTTGAGGTGGAAAGCCGTGAGGACACGGACCGGGCACTGAGCGAGGCTGCGCAGCGGTACGGCTATGACGAGCGGATGACGAGCGTGCTGCTTTCCGGGTACAGCGGGGCGCAGAGCACGCAGCAGTACGCCGAGGCGGTGAACGCGGCTTACGAGTACGGTAAAAGCGGAATGAGCCGCACAGCGGCGCAGAGAGCCGCACAGGGCATTGACAAGGCACTGGCAGACGAGGCGTGGAGCGCCGGAAAGGAGATTGCAAATGGCGAAAAAGCAGGAGCCGCGCGTATTGATGACGGCGGCAAACGGAATGCGGGTATGGATTCCGGAAAGCAGGCTGGAGCAGTGGCAGGCAGCGCAGGCGGCACAGCGGCGCGATCCGCAGCGGGGCGAGCAGTCGCGGAAAGAATTGGCCTCGAAAATCGCGTCAGCGCTGCTGGACAGCCGTACCTGAGCGGAAAGGACATCGGGCTGAGCAAGGGCTCGGCGCAGCGGAGCTTCCGCGAGGCGCCGCAGAGCACATGGACCGACGGCATGAAGGCCGCCGCCGGGACGCTCCGGGGCGCAGGCTTTACGGATGTGCATTTTACGGTTGGCTCTATCAGCGTGGAGAACCAGCGGGCGAAGGTCACGCGGTACGCAGACGGCGTGGCCGCAGGCAATTCGGTATGGGTCAACGCGACGGCGAAGAAATGGAGCGTTCAGCAGCTTGCAGACCACGAGGCGTTCCACCGGCAGGTGCAGGATACGCCGGGACTACTGGACAGCGTGCGGGCGGTGCTGGCAGACGAGCTGGGAGATAGCGGCATTCGGGAGCTTGCACAGCGGTATGCCGAGGCATACGAGGGCTGCTACGACGGCGCGGAGCTGGATGCGGACATCGAGGAGATCTGCGCGGACGCCTACGCGGGCATGGACCGGTTTCCGGAGGAGAAGGCAAAGATCATACAAAAAGCCGCCCAGCGGGCGCAGGAGACCCAGCAGGAGGCAGAAGAAAACGGCGGGACACGAGGCCCGCCGGAGAAGTATTCGGTCGATAAAAGATTCAGCGCGGATGTCGCGGAATGGTATCGAGAGGGGATGCCGGAAGGAGAGTCGTTTACTCTGGGTTCTACGGGCGAGACAATGCAGGGACTCGGCGCAATCGAAAGTGACATCTACATGAATGGCGACAAAATCAGTACCATCCTGAAAGAGCACCCGGAGATGACAATACGCGAGATTCAAAAGATTCCGGAATTGCTGGATGACCCAATCCTGATTTTGAAAAGCAAAGGCGCTGGGAAAGGTGGGAACAGCCGTTTGGTGCTGTTTGGCTCGATCAACACGCAGGACGGTCAGCCTGTCCTCGCAGTACTTGACCTGAGGCCAAAGGAGAACGGTTTTGTTCTGAGCGATATGCAGAAGGTAAATAGCGCATACGCAAAAGAAAACCCCGCATCGTTCGTTTCACAGAGCGATGTCCTGTTTGCGGACAAAAAAAGAACCGTCCCGCTTCTTCGCCGGTTCGGGCTTACAGTAACGTCCCGAGGGCTTCTGCGTGATGGTTCTATTGGTAGTATATCCTACCGAGGAAACGGTGTCAACATCTCGGGAGAGAAATTTTCTTCCGTCGTCCAAATAGCGGATCAGGCTATGAATGCAAAATTTTCCGCTGACGATACCACAGCAACGCCGCAGGAAAACGACAAGACTGCACTCGCCTATTTTGGGCGGACATACAAGTGGAGCGAGACGGGCTATGTTCTGCTGAACGGTGCGCGGCTGGACTTCTCCGGACGGCACGAGGGCGGCTCCGGCGGATACCGCAGCGTCGATCACAGGGACATCATTGACGCGCTCGGCGAGGACTACGGCGGCGGAGACTACACGGGCGGCATGGTGCGCTTCATGCAGGAGGGCAACATCCGCATTTCCCCGGAAAGCGGCGGCATCAACCTTGCCGTCATGCCGACGAAGGCACAGATGGACTCGCTCAGCGACTTCATCAGCAAGGAGCGCGGCGAGGTCATTCTGGACATTGACGACGCAAGCGGCAACACGATCTCCAGCACAGAGTATCCGTACGGAACACACGCGAACAAGGTGTTGCAGGACATCCGCAATTACTTTAACGACGGCACACTGCCGGAAGTGAGCAACGCACCGTCGGTCAGCCAGTTCCGCTATTCGGTAGCGGAATCTGACGCCGGCGCAGAGGGGACGACCGCTTTCACGATGGACAGCATTCCGAAGAAAGCGCAGGACTATCTGCGCGGGGTGCGCGGGCAGACGGCAGCGGCCATCCAGCAGACGCTCTCGATGCCGTTTGCGGCGCGGAAGGAGGTCTTGAAGCCTGCCATTGAAGAAATGATGAACGAATATCTCCAGACCGGCAGGATCTCGCAGGAGACGGTAGACAGGAACTTTGAGGAGTCCTACAGACGCGGCGTGGAGATGGACACGGAATTTTACGACGAGTACAAGGACGTGAAGACGCGGCTGCGCGATCTGAAGGTCACGCTGTCGGAGACGGATCGGGCAGACATTGCGGACTTTAACGATTTCCGCAGGGCGGCATTCGGGCGGCTGCGCATTGCAGACGAGGGCGGCCTGCCGGTGGACACTGCCTACAACCAGATGCGGGAGATGGCGCCGGAGCTGTTCCCGGCAAGCGTGACGCACCCAGCGGATCAGCTGATGCAGATGTTTGAGGTGTCCAAGCGCATCGAGAGGGTGCAGCGGTCGCTGGACGAGTTCCACGGGGAAGAAGCGGAGGAATTCAAGCGCTGGGCCAAGAATGACTATGAGGCGAGCGTGGAGAACATGCTGGGCTCGCTGCGCGTTGCACGGCGGTATGCCGAGGCGCGGATGCGGCAGAAGCAGGCGCGGGCCGTCCCCACGACGCTGGATGAGGTCAAGGGGCTTTACGCAGACCTCAAGAAGCTGCGCCGGACGTATGAACGCGCCGCATCCAAGAACCTGCTGACGGCGGAGGACAACAACGTTCTAAACCGGCTGCTGCGCGGTGATCTCGCGCCGGAGGACGTGCAGGGCATGGAGAACGCAAAGGGCATCCTGGCTATGTACGAGGCGAAGGCAGACTATGACGCGGCGGCGGCGAAGATCGCGGACTGGAGGCGCTATCAGAAGGCGCAGAGGCTCGCGACCGCAGACGCGGCGCTCAAGAACGCGGACCAGGCGAAGGACAAAGCCGCCGGCATCCAGTACAGCCGGGAGACGATGACGCGCAATGTCCGGGACATTTTCCCGGAGGCGGACGCGGAGATCATCAACAGGACGTACTTTGAGCCCGTCCGGACGGCCAGCGCGAACGCGAACAAGCTGAAAAACCAGCTGCGCGAGCAGGTCAAGGCGCTGGACTTAAGCCGGAAGGCCAACAAGGGCGACGCCGTGAGCGAGGCCCATGCGGTGCAGCTGCTGGGCGAGGCGCAGGACAACATCCGGTATCTCGAGCAGCACCCGCGGGCGCAGGACCGGGACGGCAAGACGCTGAACGAATGGCGGCAGATCGTGCTGGATCTGTGGGCAACGAGTCCGGGGCTGGACAGGGCGAAGATCGAAAACGCCGTGGAGACGTTCCGGAAGATCTATGACGGACTCTTTGAACAGATGAATGACGTGCGCATCCGAAACGGCTATGAGCCGATCAACTACCGGCAGGGCTATTTCCCGCACTTCCAGCCGGGGACGACGGACGGCATTCTGGGGCTGATGGGAAAGGCGCTCGGCATCGACGCGGAGGTATCGGCCCTGCCGACGACCATCAGCGGCCTGACGCACACTTTCAAGCCTGGTATCGCCTACTTCGGGAATGCGCTGGAGCGAATCGGATTTGACACGGCGTATGACGCGGTGGAGGGCTTTGACAAGTACGTGGAGGGCGCGGCGAGCGTGATCTGCTACACAGACGTCATTCAGAATCTGCGGGCGCTTGCGCAGCAGGTGCGATACCGCACATCGGACGAGGGACTGCGGGAGCGGGTGGACGACGTCCGGGCAAGAGACGATCTGACAGAGCACCAGAAGGAACTGGAGATCAAGGAGATCATGGACAAGGGACGCTTTTCGCTTTCAAACTTCGCGATCGAGCTGGACGAATACACAAATCTGCTGGCAAACAAGAAAAGCAAATACGACAGAGGCATTGAAAGTCTTGCCGGGCGCAAGGTATACAATCTGCTCAAATCATGGGAGAACCGCGTGGCGGCAAACATGGTCGCGGTCAACCCGGCGTCGTGGCTGACAAACTTCGGCGTCATCACGCAGGCAGGAGCACAGCTCAAGACGACATCCGTGCTCAAGGCGATGGGGCAGACGCTCAAGGGATGGACGAAAGACGACGGCTTTGTAGAACGGAGTGACTTCCTCGTAAACCGGCGCGGAAGTGATCCGCTTGTCCGCACCTGGCAGCAGCGCGCGAGCGCGGTACTGTCAAAGCCGATGGACTGGATCGACACGTTCTCGGCAGACACCATTGTCCGGGCGCGGTACATGGAGAACATCGCGCGCGGCATGAGCGAGGAGGAGGCGATGCGCGAGGCGGACGACTTCGCGGCAAACGTGATGGCAGACCGCTCGAAGGGCGCGATGCCGACAATGTTTGAATCAAGGAATCCGATATTCAAAATGTTTACACAGTTCCAACTTGAGGTGAACAATACCTTCTCGTATCTTTTCAAGGACCTTCCGCGCGATATGCGAAAGAAGGGCATGTTCGCACTGGCCTATGCGCTTTTTAAGTTCCTGATCGGTGGGTACATCTACAACGAGGTGTACGAGCACTTCATCGGGAGACGGCCGATGCTCGACCCGCTGGGGATCGTCAACGACACGGTGGGCGATCTGACGGGATATGAACTCAACAATCTGGTGGACGCGGCCATGGGCGGCGGACTCATCAAGGAGTCGGAGCCGGAGAGCGCGATCGGGACCATTCGGGATATGGCGGTGAACGTCGGGCAGGAAGCGCCGTTTATCGGGAATCTGATGGGCGGCGGCAAGCTCCCCTTCTCCAGCTCCATGCCGAATGTAAAGAACATTCTGACGGCGCTGGACTCGGAGACCGCGACGGACGAGGAAAAGCTGGCGAAGGTCGGAAAAGAGCTTATAAACCCGGCGGCATACTGGCTGCTGCCGTTCGGCGGCGGGCAGGTCAAAAAAATGTGGCAGGGCATCAGCGCCCTGAAGCGGCAGGGCAGCTATACGGCGGACGGGCGGCTTCAGTATCCGATCTACACCGACCGCGAGGGAGACAAGGCGAACGCCGCCTGGCGGACGATGCTGTTCGGAAAGAGCGCGACGCCGGAGGCGCAGGCGTGGGTCGAGGCGGGCTTCGGCGCACTGAGCGAGAAGGCGACGCAGACGTATGAGGCGATGCGCGCCGGTGGCGTTGACCAGAGAGACAGCTATGAGCTCATCAAGGCCATGTCCAAGATCAAGAAGACCGATGACGCGACAGCGAAGGAGCTCAAGATGCAGCTGCTTCTGTCCTTTGACATTGAGGACAGCGGGAAGGTGCTGTACTACTACAACATGATGGCAAACGATGAGGAGCGTGAGGAGCTCGACGAGCTGATGGAAACGGGTGCCGACATGAACGCGTACCTCCGGTATGTGGGCGAAAGGTCCGGCGGATGGACGGAACTGTATAATGCGGCGCGCACGGATCCGACGAACTATGCAGGGCTGCGGCAGGCGGCTATTGCGGCGGCGGTCGAGGGCGGAAAAACGCAGAAGGAAGCGGAAGGCGAGATCGACAGCGCACTGCGAAGCCAGCTCAAGGAGGACTACAAGAGCGGCAAGGCAGACGATCAGGCGGTCGGCGCGATGCTGAAGATGTGTTTTGACGCCGATGAGCATGATGTCTACTGGATGCTCGAAGAATGGAACGGCGGGAAGGACTGGAAGAAGTACGGCAAGTTCTTTGACGCCGTGGAGAAAGGCGTTACGGCAGACACCAGGAAAGTCGCGAAGTACTACATGGAACACGGCGTGGACAAGGGGACGCTGTCCAGCCAGCTCACGACATATTTCAAGGAGCGCTGGCTGGCGGCGAGCGGAGACGAGGCCGCACGGCTCAAGAGAGCGTACATCAGCGCCTACAAGGCCATCGGAGGCGATGGGGACAAGGCCCGCGACAACATGATCAAGTGGCGGCAGGAGGCAAACAAGAAACGGAGGGAAAACAAGTGAGCGCAAGCAATGTGATCCCGGCGGCGCGGGTCAGCCCGCGCATTGCGAACGGGTGTATTTGCTGGTATGAGGGAGACACGTTCTCCCTTCGCCTCCGGCTGGAGCTGGAGGACCAGGACGGCGCGGCCGTCACGGTCGGAGCGTCGGACAGCGTGAAGATCACCTTCTACGACCGGATGCGGACGCAGGTGCAGCAGTTCGTGTTTTCCGGCATTGTGGGAAACACGGTGACGCTCGACTTCACGGAGGACGTCAGCGCGAAGTTCCCGCGGGGGCTGTACCGCTACGACATTTTGTACACACATGGAGACAAAACCACGCTCGCGAGCGGGAACGTCGCGCGCGTGGAGTAAGGAGGCGAGGCTATGAAAATAGAGATCCCGGAAAGCGTGATGGTGACGATCCACGGGCTGATCTCGCGCGGCATACAGGCCGTGGAGGTATCGGACGCGGGGCATCTGATCTTCACGCTGACGGACGGAGCGAAGATCGATCTCGGGAACGTCATGGGTCCGGCAGGGCCAAGGGGAGAAGCCGGACCGCAGGGACCGGCCGGACGAGACGGAGCAGACGGAAAGGACGGCGAGACCGGGCCGCAGGGTGCGCAGGGGCCGAAGGGCGACAGCTTCCAGACAGTCGTCGAGGATGACGGAAACGGAAACATCACCATCCGGGCGCTGACGACCGAAGGGACCGGAACGAGCGGGCAGAACGGATACACGTTCACGCCGTCCGTCAGCGCGGAGGGCGTTATCAGCTGGACGAACGACGGCGGGCTCGTGAATCCAGAGCCCGTGAACATCAAAGGGCCTGCCGGAGCGAATGGGCAGCAAGGGCCTGCGGGAACGAACGGAAAAACGCCGGTGAAGGGGACGGATTATTTTACGCAGGCAGACAAGGAGGAGCTTGTGCAGGCGGTGCTGGCAGCGCTGCCTAATGGAGACACGGAGGCGTATTGATGGCGAAGGTAGTTGTTACAAAGGCGAAGCTGGAAACACTGGCAGATGCCGTGCGCAGAAAAGCCGGGGTGAGCGGGAAAAAGACGATCGACGAGCTGACACAGGCCGTGGATGGAATCAACGTAGGGACAAACACGGCGGACGCAACGGGCGGAGCGGAACAGATGCTTGCGGGATACACCGCATACGGAGCGGGAGGCAAGTTCACGGGGGAGATCGAGAGCTTCAGCGGGTGGGAGGTTGCGCCGTCCACGCTGCCGACGACCATCAAAGGCCGGCGCTATCTCGCAAGCGATATGACAATCAAAGCGGCAAGGCTGCAAGACAGGACGGTAAAGCCGACGACGAGCAGGCAGACCATCAGCAAGACGGATGCCACGTTTTACGGGCTCGGCACAGTGACAGTGGAGGGCGCGAAGCTTCAGGCGTGCAGCGTGACGCCGAAAGAAACAGAGCAGAACATCACGCCGTCAGGAGACTATATCGGATTCTCGTCCGTGCACGTCGAGCCAATCAAAAATACGATTAAATCCATGAGGCTCGTCATGCCAGGAAGCGGCGGAAACGGGCTGCGAATACCAAACACGGACGGCTTTACAAGCATACTTGAGTGCAGCGTACTCAGCGGGATAAAGCTGGAGGAGGTCACGGAGAGCGGCGTCGTGCTCGCCGCTTTCTGGTCAGATGGTAAAAGCCTTGTTAAGCAGGCGTCACACAACGGGTTCCAGGCAATCGTGACATACAACGAAAACCTGAGCTGCGCGGTCGGACAGGATGAGATCATCATCATGAGCGCACTACAGGGCACGAAGTTCTCGGGGCAGATTGTTGTGTCGATATACGGAAAGTGAGGTGGAATACATGGCAGAAAAAGAATTAAAATCAATCAAATTTCCGGGGCTGGAAGGCGTGTACGTCGTGCCGGAGGGCGGTGGCGGAGCGACCGGCCCCGCCGGAAAGGACGGCATCACGCCGACCATCGGTGCAAACGGGAACTGGTATCTTGGCGACATCGACACGCAGAAGCCGTCTCGCGGCGAGAAGGGCGCGGACGGAGCAGCCGGTAAAGACGGATACAGCCCGGAGGCGACGGTCACGCCGATCAATGGCGGCGCGAAGATCATCATCAAGGACAGAAACGGCACGACATCCGCAAACGTGATGAACGGAGCACAAGGGCCGAAGGGCGACAAGGGCGATCCCGGCGTGCAGGGGCCGCGCGGTGAACAGGGCCCTGCCGGAGAACGAGGCCCGAAAGGAGAACCGGGGACGCCGGCGGTGACGGCGGTGGACAACGGAAAGTTCCTGCGGGTCGTGAACGGAGTCTGGACGGCGGAGACCGTTCCTTCGGCGGGAGGTGCGTCGTTTTGAGTGAATATTTGACAAACGGTGCGGCGCTGACCCACACGGCAGACCGGATTCGCGCGAAAACCGGCTCGGCGGCAAAGCTCGCTTGGGACGACGCAAAGGGCTTCGGAGATGCGGTGGATGCGATTTCGGCAAAAGAAAGCATACAGCACGCGGAGATTCCGGACTATGTGAAGGCGGAGGCGCTTTCGGTGGCGGAGAAGGTCAAGGCAGTGCTGAAAGACGACAGCATCGTATTTGCGGCGGTCTCCGACTTTCACCACACTGGTCCACAGACAGACGGCTGGCAGACGAACATCAACGCCGGAAATCTGCACGCCTGCATGGCGCTCAAGGTGCTGGCGTACAGTCTGCCGAGGCTCGATTTTGCATGTATGCTCGGCGATGTGACGTTCGGCAACGCAAAGACCACGACCGAACTGATGCAGGCACAGTTTGACGAGATCAACGGCTGGCTCGGTGAGGCATGGCGCGATGTGCCGCAGTTCCGAACGGTCGGAAACCACGACACCGGAGAGTACAGCACGCTTGTCGGCGCGGCATTCCTGAAAAACAACATCTGGAAATACAACGAGGGCGCGGTCTACGGAAGCACGGAATACGGCTACTGCTATCGGGACTTTCCGGACAGAAAGCTGCGCGTGATCTGTCTGAACGCATGCGAGGGCGAGACGACGGGAGGCGCAAGTGCCCCGAAAATCTTCTCCGATGCGCAGCTGATGTGGTTTGCGGAGACGCTGAGTGATGTGGGAGGCAAGGCCGATGCCGCCAAGTGGGGCATCCTCGTGCTGGCGCACTATCCGCTCGATCTGGGCGGCGCGTATCCCGCGGGAAACATCGTAAAGGCATATGTGAATGGAGAAGTAGCCGTTGTCGGAGGAGAACGGATCAATTTTCAGGGGAAAAACGCGGCGAAGTTCGTCGCAAATGTCCACGGGCACAATCACTGCTTCCAGTTCGGAAAGCTCCACAGCGTGGAAAACGGAAAAGGCACACAGTTTGACGCATGGCGCATGTGTACGCCGAACGCCTGCTTTTACCGCAACAACTCCGGCGTCGTCACCATGTACGGAATCTCGTTCGGCGATCCTGCGCCAATCGACAAGACGGCCGGAACGGGCAAGGACACGGCCTTTAACATCAACGTCATCAATCCGTCTGAGCAGGTGATCTATTCGTTCTGCTACGGCGCGGGTAAGGACAGAACCATCGGGTACGCGGCAACGGTCTATCACAGCATCACGAACACGCTGACGCATGTGACGACGAGCAATGACGCAGTCGCTGCCGAGGATGGCACGGAATATACGGCGGCGCTTTCGGCGGCGAGCGGCTACACGATGAAGACGGTCTCGGTCACGATGGGCGGCACGGATATTACGGCCTCTGCCTACACGGAAAGCTCCGGTGTCATCCGCATCGCGAAGGTCACGGGCGACGTGGTCATTACGGCAAAGGCTACAAAGGTGGTGTCGTATCATAACCTTGTCCCGATCGCTGTGGACACGAGCGGGGCTTCTGCGCCGTATACGGATGGGCAGATGCTCAGCTCCAGCGGTGTATTGTCGGCAAGCAGCCACTTCACGACCACCGGCTTTATCCCATTTGACGGCGGCGCGGTTCATATTTATCGCATCGGCGGTGACGGCATTGCATGGAACGAATATGGCGCAAGGCTGGCGTGGTACAATGCCGACTTTTCACTGAAGGGAAGCGTACTTAGCTACAATCAGCTCGGAAACAGCGCCTACTACCCGACCAAAGTGGAAGACCCGAACGCCGCTGTGGCATTTTCTACGGACGAAAATGTCGCACCGCCGAAGGGGGCGAAGTATTTCCGTGTGTCCGCCAAGGGCAAGGGCGCGGATCTGATCGTAACACTGGACGAAGAAATCACATGACGGGCAATGCCCGCGAGAAAGGAGCACAAGATGGAAGACGGGATTCAGGCGCAGATCGCCTCTGTGGAGGCGCGATGCAAGAGCAACTCGCACAGGATCGACGAGCTGGAGGCAGACAACAAGGCGCTGCATCAGCTGGCGACCTCGGTGGAGGTTCTGGCCACCAAGCAGGAGACGATCGAGGAAAACGTGAACGAGATCAAGGCCGATGTGAAAAGCCTCAAGGCGCTGCCGGGAAGCCGCTGGGAGGCGGTCGTGAAGGGCGTCATTGCCGCGCTCATCGCGGGGCTGATCGGCTTTGCACTGGCAAAGCTGGGGGTGGGTGGATGAAATGCCGAAGATCGTGAAGAAGTCGCGCGTGACCAAGGGCAAGATGGCGCGGGAGCTGGTATACTACTGCCTCTGGGCGCTGACGGCGGCACTCGCGTGGGCGATGGTCGTCAAGACGGCGGCGCTGCTGCTCGACCGGACGTGCGACCTTTCGGACGTGCTGGCGTTCGCGGGCGCGGCCTTTGGCGGGGAGCTGCTGCTCCTGCTTGTAAAACGTGTATTTGCAAAACCAAACGACAAAGAAGATGGAGGGACATACGATGGATAATATCAAGAAACGGCTTGGAAATCTGCTGAGCGTGAAGTCGCTGGTGACGCTGGTGCTGACGGGCGTGTTCGCCTACATGGCGGTCGTTGGCAAAATCTCGCAGGACTTCATGACCATCTACGCGGTCATCATCGCGTTCTACTTCGGAACGCAGAGCCAGAAGCTTCAGGATGCGGTGGACGGAAAGGACGGTGCAGGAGATGCCGGCAATTAAGGACGCTCTGACGAGCTGCAACCACAGCAAGGGCGGGTGCCGCCCGAAATTTATCGTGGTACACTATTTCGGGGCGCTCGGCACGGCTGCCAGCGTGGCGGAGTGGTTCAAAAATCCGCAGGCCAGAGCCAGCGCCCACTATGCCGTTGACGAGGGAAACACCATTTACAGATGTGTGAAGGAGTCCGACATTGCGTGGCACTGCGGCGACGGCCAGAAGCATCCGGAGTGCCGGAACTGGAATTCCATCGGCGTGGAGGTACGCCCCAGAAAGGTCAACGCGGCGCGCCTCGGCGCGTATGACACGGACTGGTACTTTGATGAGCATACACTAGAAAACGCCGTGTGGCTGATCCGGCGGCTCATGAAGCAGTACAACATCCCAGCCGAGAACGTCATCCGGCACTACGATGTATCCGGCAAGATGTGCCCGAGGCCGTTCGTCGGGGACGATGTGAATACCCACTACAACACGTCCGGCAATGTGCAGTGGGCGAGATTTAAGGAAAGGATCGATGATGAAGTGGTAGAAAAATCGAAAATGATCGTGGATGGCAAGGAGGTCGCCGTGGAGCGCATCCTCAAGGACGGCACGAACTACGTCAAGGTGCGCGACATCGCCGCGGCGCTCGGCTTGAAGGTGAGCAACAAAGGCAGCATCGCGGTGCTGGAAACGAAGTAAGGTAAGCCTATGCTGCGGGGGCTGCCGAGTCTGAGCCGCAGCGATTGGGAGCATTTGATCGAGGAATGGATTTTGTCGGAGCGATACCGGCGAATCCTGAAACGGAAGATTCTTGATGATTGGAGTCACGAACGAATTGCCGAGCGCGAGGGCTTGAGCGTAAACGGCGTCAAGAAGATCATAGCGCGGTGCGTGATCGTACTGCGGGAGCATGTGTAAAGACAGCCGCCCTGTATGGGGTGGCTGTTTTTTGCCCGAAAAGTGGCCGGAAAGTTGGTTTTTTGTTCCGACGGCAGGGCGCATAATGAGGATAGGAGCTGGCCAGCTTACTTTTTGATTCGGAGGAACTATTTATGGAATACGCAAGCAAGGGACTCGCGGGGACCGCGCTGGGCTTTGGCATCGGCGGCGCCGCGATGAGTCTGGCAAACGGCGGGCTCGGCAATCTGCTGGGCGGCCTCAACCAGAACAAGAGATCGGAAGTCGCTGATGTTGCTGCGGCGGTTACGCCTGCCATGACGGTCGCCGCCATGCTCGCCGCGCGGCAGCAGGAGCCGACGTGCAGCGAGAACATGCCGGTCACGCGCTACGAGCTGGAGCGCGAACAGAAGCTAGCCGCGAAGGACAGCGAGATCGCGCTGCTCAAGGCTAACGCGTACAACGACGGCAAGATGCTGGAGATGTACGGTTATATCGACAGGCAGCTCAAGGACATCCGTGAGGCGCTGTGCAAGCAGGCCGTACACAACCAGCGCACCGAGGACAGTTTCACGCTGGTAAAGCAGGACGTCGAGTCCGTCAAGGACGAACTGCACCGCGAGATCGAGATGGAGGCGGAGCGACGCTGCTGCGGCGACAACGCCATCGTGACCTATGCCAACGCGACCTTTTACCCGAAGCAGGTTGCAGACGTCACCACCGGCACCGCGACCACGACGCAGACGCTCTACAATCCTCTCCCGAAGTGCGGGTGCTGCAATAAGTAAGCCAAAGGGGCGGCAAGCGCCGCCCCATCGTTAAAGGAGGAAACCTGCAATGACAGTGACGATAGATCAGGCCATGCGCGGCGCGATGCGCTACGCGGACAATGAGGTCATTCCACACCTGCCGGGCGGCAAGGGCATCGGGGCCGGGATCATGCTAGCCCTCATCATGGAGGGCAGCCGCGAGAAGATCCTCGCGCTGCGCGAAAATCCGACGGTAAAGATGATGCAGATCTTCGACGACGCCGGGAACATTGACCTCGACAAGCTCTATAACGCGGCTCGGCCACGCTTTGAGAACAAACTGACCGTATCCGTCCCGCTGCTGGGCGATATGCGGTTTGACCAGAATGACGTCGATAAACTCTACCGGTATATCCAGGAGGCATGACACGATGAAAGAATATGTCGAAAAACTTTACACGAAACTGCACGAGTCCATGGAGAAACCTGTGACGCTGGGCAGCGCGGAGGAAGTCGGCCTGTACGCGAAGACGATCCGCAGGCTGGAAAAGCTGGACTGCCGCGCAGACGAGCCGGATGCGGCAGCGTTTGACCGAGAAACGGCCATACACTGGGCCGAGCATATGAAGAATGCCGACGGCTCGACCGGCCCGCACTGGACGATGGACCAAACGTCCGCAGTCGCGGATGCGCGCGGCATCGGGCGCGATGTCTCCCGCTGGGCGTGGGGCGTGGCGATGAACATGATGTACTCCGATTACTACGGCGTCGCCGTGGACTTCGGCGTGAATCGCCCGGAGTTTTACGCTGCGCTGGCAGAGGCGTTTCTGATGGATAAGGACGGCCCCGGTCCGGAGGCAAAGCTGTGCGCGTATTACAAGGGGATTGTGGAGCGCGGACGTTAGCATTTTTAGTTAGCATTTTGTGTTTTGCTAATGCAAAAATGCTTGTGTAAATGTGCAATATATTATGCATCTGTGCAATGGCAAAAATGACGGGAAGCATTGATATATAAGGAAAAACCAGCAATCTCAATGGATTGCTGGTTTTTTGTTTTTGGTGCTGATGGCGGGACTCGAACCCGAAAGACGATAGGCAAAAGCATTGAGAATTCAGGCGTTTTTGTTTTTGTTAGCATATTGGTTAGCATTTGCTCCGAAAAAGGCGGCCATTTTGTTCTGGCTTTTGAGCCTGGCAGCGGCGGCGAGGTGCGTGTAGATCTTGTGCATCGTTTGATAGTCAGCCCAGCCGCCGAGCTCCATCGTCTCCTGCTCCTGCAAGCCGAGATAAAATGCCAGAGACGCGAAGCTATGGCGAAGACCATGCACGCCGACCTGCGGGAGATCGTTGTCGCGGCAGAGCTGGTTGATCTGAATGCGGAGCGTGTTGGCGTGAAATGGATATACAAGGCCATCCGGCTGGTGCGGAGCCGTGCGGCGAATTGCATCGACAAGGGCTGGAATCATGATCGGAACGACGCGGCGAGAGGAGGCGTTTTTATTGGTCGGCTTGTGAACGAGCACATTGTCTTCGCTCATAACGGCTGCACCGTGGACGGAAATGGTGTTTGCGGACAGATCGATTTTGCCAAAGGTCATGGCAAGGATCTCGGAACGGCGAAGGCCGTGAAGCGCAAGCAGCGCGGCAACCTCGAACGACTTTCCGTGAACAAGATCGACGAAGCGAAGAACTTCGTCCGGCTCCAGCCACGAAGGGTCAGCCGGAACGAGCTGAGGAAGGCGCACGTCCGGCGGCGTCATTCCGGCATGACGCATAGATGTGCGCAAAAAGCTCCATGCATTTTTTAACGTCTTGGCAGACGTGAGGTCGGCTTCCGTGTCAATCACGAGCTGCCAGTTTTTTATTTTTGAGGCAGGCTTGTCCGCGATGCTCACAAAACGGTGGTCGCGGATTGTCGCGTAGCCGCGGACGGTGGAGGGCGATGCCGTTTTGCGGATGCTGTCAATGTAGTCGGCCATGAGGTCGCGGACGGTCTTATCTGTCCGGAACTTGCTGTCGTGGGCGTCGGCGCGGTGCTGGGCCTTGATCAGCTGCGCCTGCTTGATGCAGTCGGAGCGGGTGAGGGCGGAGACAGGGATGCTCTCGCCGCCGAGGCGGAGCTGGATAAACCATGTGCCGGATTTTAGCTTTCGCGGCTCGGGGACTTTCATAGGCACCTCCAAAAGGATACAGAATACCGCTCCGGCAGTGCGCCGGGGCGGCTATTTTTTATGCACGGAACCAGCCGACGGTGGGACTCAGGATATCCACCACCAGAGCAAAAGCGCAAAGCGCGACGATGCCGAGCAGGACAAGGGTGGTGATGCGGTGCATTTTCAGAGACTTCCGAAGATGCTCGCGCTGGACACGGAGGCTTTTGACTTCGAGGCGGAGCAGCTCGGAAACGGACTCCGGAGCGGGCGGCGAGATGCCGAAGTATGCGTTCATGTCGATGCCGAGGGCATGGCAGATCGGGCCGACGGTGTAGACAGAGGCGCTTTTTGATTCGCCGCGCAGGTATTGAGAAACCGTATTCAGGGCGAGGCCGGCACGGTCGGCGATGATCTGGTTTGTGAGATGCTGCGCATCCTTCGCTTCGCGGCAGAGCTGCCACAACATTTTTTCCAAGAAAATCACTCCAAACACACAAATGGGGCGTGAAAGCACACGGCAGGGGCTGGACATAACCATTGCTTGAGGCGTATGGTTGCACTACAGGCGCTCCCAATCGCTTGCAAGCCAAAGCCCCGAGGCAGACACGGCACGCTGCCTTGGGGCGGCGGTGACAGGCGGCATGGCAAGACCTCCTTCAAACGGGATGTGAGTTAAGACCAAGTTTCGCCCAAATGCTTTTTGTAAGTCAAAAAGAATACAAGGACATAAAGGGCTTCATAGGCGAGTTCAAAACTAAAGTCAACCAAGCAAAAAATGGCTCCGATAATGACAATGCCCATTGTGACAGAGTTGATGATAGACCACACAAGATACCGGGTGCCTTTGCGAGACGGGCAAATGGATTCAGACGACATAACAACGGCGGGGATGCCGAGCGTGAACGGGAGGAATAAAAGGCCGAGTAACAAAGTGCCGCCAATCAGTATTAAAAAAATAAGCAGCCCGGTACTCTTATCCCCCAACCAATCAATGAAAAGAAACGCCAACGTAGTGACTAAACCGCCAAGTTTGCAGACAATCGAATAAAGAAGAACAAAGACAAGCCAAGAAAAAAATCTCCGCATATAGTTGACCTCTCAATAAATTGAATCTATTTACAGTTTAGACATATTTCCACGCTGGTGCAAGATGGAAATATGAACGAAAAATGAACGGAGTTTTTGTGGAGAAAGGGAGGAAATGATGGAAAAGGCAAGAGAAAGACTGAAAAACATCCTTGAGCGGGCGACGGATGAGCAGGTCTGGCTGCTGCTGCGGCTGGCAGAAAAGATACTTCGATAAGAAATCACCGGAAGCGGTCATTCGCTTCCGGTGATTTTTTTCGCGTACTCATAGATGTTATCCCAGAACTCAGGGGGCATTTCCATTGCCGCAGCGATGCAGCGCTTGCGGGTGGATTCGTCGGCCTCGGACAGAACGTCGGCAAACATCAGGGCCATGCGCTCGTTCTCACTGCGCTGGACGTACATCTCCCCTTCCCCGGTCTCCAGCCATGCAAGAGATACGTTGAACTCGCGGCAGATGTCCGAGACTGTGCGATTACTGGGGTTCCTGATGCCAGAGCACACCCCTGTGATGAAAGGCCCGGAAACATGGAGACGCTCGGCGAAAGCGGAACGTGTTATACCGAGATCCTTGATAAGAAAAGCAATGCGTTCGTTTACAGATTCCAAAGTATCACCACCTTTCCAAACTAAGTTAACACACGAAACACAACTTGTCAACGAAAAATTAGCTATGATAATAAATTTTGCTTGACAACTTATCTTAGCTGTGATATGCTCTAGCTACGTTAAGAAAAAAATTAACATTGAAAAGAAATGCCGATGGGAAGGGGGTGAGAGGTATGGCTGAAAAGACACTGAAAACTGCAACGGAAACCGCCCTGCGCGAGCAGGTGGAGCTGCTGGCACAGGACGGTATGTGCGGAGAACGTCTGGACGAGACGGTACGCAAGATCAGCGCATTGCTTATGGTTCTGCGCGCCGCGAACGGCGAGACGTTCTAAGCGGTCAGCCGAAATGCGGCTGGGCAAGCTCAGCATTCGTTCGGGTCTGGCCGATCAGCTCCGTAACAAAGAGCTTATCTGTGCTGTCCATGCGCTGCAAGAGCATCTCATAGATCTTCGCAAGGGGAAGATTTGAGGAGAACACAAACACAGACTCGAGCGGATGGCTGAGCGTATCGCCGCCAAGCAGACTGAGCATTTCACGAAGCGAAGCGTAGTTTCGTCCCGGCTCGGTCAGATCATAGGAAACCAGATATGTCATAAAATCACCTCCCTTCGACCGTATTTTAGCATACGGAAGGGAGGCGTCAAGGAAGAAGGTGAGAGGAATGGATTACACAAAGCCGACGCCGGGGCTGACCAATTACGAGAAATGCGCAAAGAACAGAAATCCGCGCGCGTATGAGTTAGCTCTGCGGCTGATGGACGCAGCCGCAGAGCTGGATGTCAGCGCGGAAGAATTCGATTCTGCAATCGATTATATCCGCTGGTGGGCCGGCCTGACCGGAGCGCTCCATGTGTTAACGATGGCAGAGGTCAAGCGCAACCGTGATGCCTTCTTCGAGGCACTTTAGAAATTCGGCTTTCCGCGCCAGGAAATCCGCGTGGCGATTCTGCGAGAGCCAGTCGCAGAATTTGCCCTGGGCGTAGGCCAGCGCAATTGTGCGCTCGTCGGTCGTCAGGGATTCAAAATCGTCAAACATGAAATCACCTCCCTTCGACCGTATTTTAGCATACGGAAGGGAGGCGTCAAGGGGGTGAGAAGTCAGTGAAAAAGCGCAGAGATCTTTTCGACAAGCTCAGCGGAGTGAGCGAGGAGGACCTCGAGGACGAAAATTACAAGTGGTATAAGCGCAGTAACTATTTCAATATTTTTGTTCGATCGATTGTGGCGTTCCTGCTTGGCCTCCTCTACTGCCGCCTCATGGAGACGCTGGCGATGATCCAGACTTTCCTTTCGTAGGGCAAGGTAAAGCTCCGCGCCGGGCTGCTCCAGCTGGACGTAGGAGCAGGCCGAGAAGTCGCCGGAAATGAGGCTCTGGCCGCGCATGGTATTAAGAAGGGATTTCGTCCGGAGAACGTCGAGGCCGGAAAGCGTGACGGCCTGATTCATCAGGTCAACAAACTGCATACGCCCGCCGACGCCATAGAGCAGGGCCAGCGGGATATAACGGGTATCCGTTACATGCTCAAACATGGGAGCACCTCCTTTTGACTGTATTTTATCATACGGAAGGGAGGCGTCAAGGGGGTGAGAATATGTCCGAGGAACAGAAGAAGAAGATCGACGGCGTGCTGCACGAGATGAAGCACATGACCCCGCAGCAGATCGAGGTCATGATCACATATATGCAGGGTATGGCAACGGCGGCAAAGCTGATGCAGGCGGAACGGAAGGAGGCGTAAACACATGCCGAAGATGAAGGTCGAACGCTCGACGGACTATCGCCTGACGGCGATGATCCGCGGCGAGATGGCCGCACAGAATGTCAGCGTGGAGAAGGCCAGCCGGTACGCCGGGTGCTGCGTGAACACGCTTTACAAGGTGTTCGACTCCCCTACCGCGTACATGGACAAGGCGCTGCGCCTGATGCGCGGGCTGTCCATCCCGATCGAAAAGGTGCGGGAGACGATCACATATCCGTATTGAGGATTAAGCGATAGAGCGTTAGGAGGAAGAAACGCGTGAAACTTAATGGGAAGCTTTCGCTTGAACAGGCGAAAAAAATTATGGAGCGTGACGGCGGCAGTCTCGACCTGCGCGGCACGCAGATCACATCCCTGCCGGACAACCTGACGGTCGGCGGCAGTCTCGACCTGCGCGGCACGCAGATCACATCCCTGCCGGACAACCTGACGGTCGGCGGCAGTCTCTACCTGCGCAGCACGCAGATCACATCTTTGCCGGACAACCTTACGGTCGGCGGCAGTCTCGACCTGCGCGGCACGCAGATCACATCTTTGCCGGACAACCTTACGGTCGGCGGCAGTCTCGACCTGCGCGGCACGCAGATCACATCCCTGCCGGACAACCTTACGGTCGGCGGCAGTCTCTACCTGCGCAGCACGCAGATCACATCTTTGCCGGACAACCTTACGGTCGGCGGCAGTCTCTACCTGGGCGGCACGCAGATCACATCTTTGCCGGACAACCTTACGGTCGGCGGCAGTATCTACCTGGGCGGCACGCAGATCACATCTTTGCCGGACAACCTTACGGTC